TCTTTGCATATTGTACCCAACCAAATACATTTTTGTAAAACCAAAAAGATAAGCAAGATTTAATGCTTGAAAGCCGGAGTTGGCCCCTTGATGTATTCTTGTAGGGTCTGTTGAGAACCCTTTACCATTACGGCTCTTAATTTGTTTTGCTCCGTAGTTCATCCCTTCTTCGTCGTGGCACCAAGAACTAAGCCCGGGCCTCATTTCATTAATTTTTGGCCCGTGAAACTTCCACCAGCGACCGTCACAAGCATAGTGCTCGTCCATAAAGTCAATGAGTTTATAAACATCCCCGACTCCTACTATAGCATATTTATGCTTTATTGACCTTAATTGCTCTACTACTGTAAGTGTTAGAGAAGGTCCTGGAGCAACAACTATAGCTTGGCAGTTTTCATAGAGAGCAGGAATACTTTCTACTTTGTAGCCTTTCATTTTAAATACTCTCTAATCTTACCATTAATCTTTCTGCTCGATTCGTTACTTGGCGATGCCATAAACTATCTCGACCTTCTACTGCTGCACGAGCCCAGTCGTGGTCTTCTAGCGCAGCTCTAAAGTTTTTAAACTTGCTTAGACGAGTACGACCCATATTAAACATCATGTTTACTAGAATTTGTTGTACTTCGTCGGGGAATGTCTCCCAATGTTCTTTAAATAAAATTACACACTCATTTATAGCCAGATCGAGATCCCTGTCAAAGCACTCTTTAACGCGCTCATCTGAGACTGGTGTTCCAACTGGCTTTCCGTGCTCTGGATCTGACTCAAGCACGAGATGCCCCACTCCGAAGGTTGGGTACCCAAGATGGTCCAAATAAATTTCATAAACTACTCCTTCGTCTACTTTTAGTGTCTCAAAGACTGCTGATCTGTTCATTTTTAGTCCTTAAAAAGCGGGGGTTGCCCCCCGCACTTGCATTACTGCGTATCTTTATCTTTCTTTTCTCGTCGATTACGGCCAGGACGAACGTATTCCCATTCATCCTTTTCAGGGTTGTACTCGTGCTTTAAAAATACGTTAGTAAGCCCGGCGCGAAGATAATACTCACTCACACCTTCACCAAGCTTCTCAAAGTACGTTCCAACTACTTTTACCTCTTCGACCTCTTTCGCATCTGCGGACATAACCGCAGTAGCTAGCAACATAAAAGTTGCTAGAATTTGCCAGCGAAAATCTTTCATTTTAGATCCTCTTAACTACTCCACAGGAATAGTCACAGGCTTGCTAGAGGGCGTATACTCCAAACTAATATGAAGCATTCCATTTTCAAGTTTTGCTTTCGTTACTTCTAATGCAGTATCTACTTTGAAAACTTTCTCAAATGCTTTTCCAGAAATACCTTTATGCAACCACTCAATGTCTGTTTCTGAGTCTTGCTTGACTCCTTTCACGGTGAGCTCACCATTGTGAAGTTGGACGCTAATAGCCTCTGTGGTCCAGCCAGGTAGTGCTAGCATAAGTGCATACCCTTCTACTACTTTACCGATGTTGTATCGAGGGTACTCTATTTTCTGTTGCATTAATGGATGGTTATAAAAATTATCGAAGCCCACGAAGAACTTCTCCAAATCTAGTTTAGATGTCATATCTTTCTCCTTTTCAGTAAGATTGATTGCCCCTTTCGGAAGCGTTATAGTTAACGGGTTAAATGTGAATCTGTGGAAAATCCAGCTCGACTCACAGGGAATATTATATCATTGACCACCTAACGACGTCAAGAATTATTTTTGCGTAGGTTCAACGCCAAAAAAGTTCTTGACTTCTTGACCCGCATCTATTATAATAGTTCTTGTAAATGAGAGGAGTAACAAATGTCGGAATTAAATGATTATCAAAGTTTCGTGTACAGCGTAACTAGCGAACCATCAAAGGCTATTGGTGAGTTTGCCGAAGTTACGGCAGAGCTACACGAGATGGTAAACATACCTCTGTTGCTTACTGCAGCAATCGGTATGTCAAGCGAGAACGGTGAGTTCTCAGAGATTGTAAAGAAGTGTGTCTTTCAGGGCAAAGAGTTCAATCGTAAAGAACGATACCACATGAAGCGTGAACTCGGAGACATTCTTTGGTACTTAGCCAACGCAGCAACTGCACTTGGCTACAACTTGGACGAGATTATGTTCGAGAATATTGAGAAGCTAGAAGCACGATATCCAAATGGTTTCGAGGTGTTTCGTAGCGAGAACAGAGCAGCGGGCGATCTATGAGCGCATTTGACGAACAGGCTGGTGGCAACCACTATTTAGAGTTGGCTATTCAGCCGGTGGAATTTATCCACAAGAATAATATTCCTTATATCGAAGGCAATGTAATTAAGTATGTTACTCGGTGGAGGAACAAAGGGGGTCGTGCAGACCTACACAAAGCAAAACATTATATTAACCTATTACTGGAGATGGAAGAAGATGGCTAAAAGATCAGTATTTGGCAAAGCAATTCACGTACCAAAAATCAAGAAGACCTCACAGAGTGGCAAGAACTCTATGGTCAAAACAGCATCTATGAATAAAAACAAGCGTCGGTCTTATAAAAAGTACCGAGGCCAAGGGCGGTGATAGTAAATGGATCAAACAATTACACAACGTGTGGAAGAAAGAAAAAGACTACTCGCCGCACTCGACCAACTTTCAAGGGAGTTCGATCAAACGCTCCAAAACCTTATAGACGGGACACCGATGAGTACCGAAGTGCCCCCGACACAGTTGGAGTTGCCCCTCGGGTGGACTCGATGCAGTACACCGGACGACTGGTCAAAGGAATCGGAACACTCCATAAAAGTAATGCCGTGCCGGTCATCGACGAGCAACACATGAAAGATATTGCTAGAATGAGACGATGAAGAAAGAAAAAATTCCCTTAAAAGGTGGCGACGAATATGACGTACACACAGGGTGGCGTAAACTTCTTCGCCCTCACAAAAACATGATAAAGAGAGCCAAACGCTCTTATAACAAAAGATTTAGAAAATACATGAAAGACTGGTCGTTTGACGACTGAAGAGCAAGTATATTGCTAGAATGAGAAGATAAGATGTTAAGTTTAGAACATGATATTGAAAGCGTAGTCCTTGCAATGTGGGGTGAACCCGAAGAAGAGATTACACGCGAAGCAATGTATCGCTTTGATATTAGTTACGAGCAAGCCTATGAGCTTGTACTTCAAGCTATTGCTGAAGAAATAAATCGTGACGAAGAATATTTCGATGATGAATTTTGAGAACTTCGTCACACTTTTCGTGAGACCCGGAGAAAAAAATTTCTTGACTTTTTATCTTAGGTATCATATAATAGTTCCATAGTGCGCCAACTGTGCGCATGGCAAGCAACTTGCCATTTTATAGAACGGTGTATCAGAAGCGTAAGACTTGCATTTAGCCGCGCAAGCCCTTCAACCGTTCCTTCGGGGGTGGCATCCACAGCCTTAAAGCATTGCGCCCCCGGCCCTATTCTCGCCCCTACGTGGGCAAAGCTATAGGAGAAACCTATGGCAGTTCGTAAAAGAAAATCAACTCGTAAGTCTCCAGTCAAGAAACGGAGATCTCCTACCAAGAAAAAGGCTGCGCCACGTCGCAAAGCCAAGCCATTATCCGCAGCAGTAATTAAGTCTTTAAGAGCAAAGGCTAAGAAAAGCGGAAAATCATTAAGCACCTTAAAGAAAGTATATCGACGAGGACAAGGTGCATTTTTATCTAGCGGATCACGACCCGGCATGACTATGTCACGCTGGGCACACGCACGTGTGAATTCGTTTATCCGAGGATCTAGGAAACACGACCTAGATTTAAGAGGAAAGAAATAATGGATCTACTCATTGCATTTGTACTAGGTGCTGTAGCGCATTGGGCATTTAAAAAATTTGGTCATAAAGTTACGGGCGGCGGAAGCGGCGCAGGAAATGGCGGGAGCGATCTTAAATGAAGCACGGTATGCACAAAGCTAAAAAGAAGAAGCGCAAAAATGGCAAGAAAAAGAAGACGCGCTATTAAAGATAAGAAGACGGGAGTCAATAAAAAATACCTTAGCGGTACTGCTGGCTCCCGTCGAGCTAAACTTGCTTCTGTACTGAAGCGTATTGCAAGGCTCTACAAAGAGGGCAAGCGCGTGCCGAAAACTCTGTTAGCAGAACGGCAGCGATTGGGAAAGAAAAGTGCCAAGAAAAAGAAAAAGCGTTAGACGTAAAAAAGACCCTCGCTTGGCCCGAGCCAAAGTGTCAGGCTATAATAAACCCCGCCGTACTCCAAGTCACCCTAAAAAGTCTCATATTGTTGTTGCTAAAGTTGGTGACAAGGTAAAGACTATTCGTTTTGGACAGCAGGGTGCAAAAACTGCGGGTAAACCAAAGAAAGGCGAAAGCGAACGTATGAAGAAAAAGCGAGCATCTTTTAAAGCTCGCCATCGTCGTAACATCGCAAAGGGCAAAATGAGCGCAGCTTATTGGGCCGATAAGGTGAAGTGGTGATGAGTGAAGAACAAAAATATCATCCTGCAGATAGTAATGGGGATGGAAAAGTAAGCCCAGAAGAAGAGCGTATGTATCTTGAGTTCAAACGAAAAGAACTTGAAGATGCTGATGCAATGAGAGACGCTCAGCGTAATATGACTTGGTTTGCTCTTTTTGGACTTCTACTGTATCCTTTTGCTGTTGTTGTAGCAGACGGGATTGGTCTTGACCAAGCATCTAAAATTTTAGGGGATATGGCTGCTACTTATTTTGTTTCAGTAGCTGCTATTGTTGCCGCATTTTTTGG